ATCTCAACCGGCAATGTCAGGCTATCGACTGAACCTTTCGCGCTGTTATATGCGCTGAGTATTGCTGCTGCGCTTGTGTCGCTGATGTTGCCAAATGTGAGACTAAGTTTGGCTTGGCTAGGTCTGCTGCCCCACGCCCTGCGGGTGATCACACCAGACTGGGAAGCCTGTGTTGTGGTCGGCCATGTTGGCGCAACAAAGCTGCGTCTTGTTGGTGCGATGCTGGGGAACGTCGTTGCCATGATTAGGTCATATCGAGGGTTCGATGATCCAGTTACCAGCGGTATCGAAGCCATCAGCGACTTCTGAAACGCCGCTGCTATTGACAGGCATGTGCATTGCTTCGATTGTAAACAACCCATCGTCACCTGACGTAATTCTTTCAATTTGATAAACGCGCATTTGCGTCCCTGAAATTTTTACAGTGAACACCACGCCTGTGGGCGTTGCCGTTGTTCCGTTATTGCTGACAGTCAGTGTTGCGTCAGCCGGTGGGGTGCCTTCCGTTCCATCCCATGCGACCACGTTATAGGTTCCATCCGCTAATGCTTTCGTACTTACTAACGCGCCTTCTGGCGTTACTGCGCCATTGTTGAACTGGTCATATTCTGTTTCGTCCATTGCGACTTTGATGTAATCACCGGGCGCGATGTTGGACATCACTCCTTCATGTGTCGTCGAGAAATTTATGACATGTTGAGGTATGCGGCGCATACGGATAATAAACTTTGCTGCATCGATTGCATGTTCCCTGCTTGTGCAGTAAGAACTCATATCGATCTGCTCGATTGGATCTGTGGCCGCTGCGCTCACTTCCCGCACCAACACTTCACGGACCACGGGGAATAATCCGGGGCTGGTTAGATCCGTGGTAGCGCGCTCCTCGCGGTAGCGAACACTCACTTGGATAGGGTCACGGTCCTCCGGGTCAAAATATGAAAGCTTGAACGAATTTTCAGCGATATTGCCTGCTGTGAATAACGCGGCAATAGGGACAGCGGTAAAAGATATTGCAGGGCGAAGGAAATACTTGCCGTTTGATTCACCAAACTGCAGTAAATGCGTAGCCGCTAAATCAGCTGACCACTGCCTGACGTTCACAGGTTCGGAGACAGCTCCATCGTAAAAATACTTGCGGTCTTGACACCATTGCGCTGCAGCTGCAAACTCAGTGCTGTCGATCATGTAGCTCTTGACAAACGAACCCGCACCAAAACGGTCGTTCGTCATCAGGTCGTACAAAATGTCTGGGAAAAGATGCGTTGCGCCCGATCCACCCAGAAGCCTGGTGCATTCACGGCCTCCTGTGACATAGGCGGAAAACTGGCTGAACTGCTGGAACTCAGCTGATGAGCGAATGTTGATGCCAGCCAACGCAAGGTTGCTGTATAACGGCGACGAACTGTTCGGTACGATTTCATTAACATAAACAATGCTATGTTCAGGGCCAGAATCCGCACTACTGCTGATCTCTGAATAGACGAAAGTTTCCGCTAATTTTCCATAGTCGTCGATGTAGGTATAGTTGTCTACAACGGGCAGTCCGTTGTAGGTAGGGTCTGGGTCGCTCCCGTTCGTGTCTTCGTCGTATTGATAGCTGGAACTTAAGCCAGAAACGGCGTTGCCAAAAGTGATGCCAAAGTTGCTTGTATTAAGCGCAATACCTTCACCATTGAAGACAACACTTATCCCGCCGTCAGAAATGGTAACCCGGCCCTTTTTGGGGTCAAGCACATACAACGCGCTCCCGTAGTAGCCTCCGCGAACTTCAAACCCTGAAAGGGGTTCAAACATAAATTCGCGTACTTTGACGGAGCTAAATTCAAAGCGAATGTAATTAAAAACAGACTGCTGCGTTTCACTTCTGACCCCGTAGGCGTTGCTTAACGTCGTCCAACCGTTACTCCCAACCCACCTATATTTAATCTTGAAAAACGAGTATCGCTGCACTGGAACTGTAATAGTTCCACTTTGATAGAAGTTATTAACTATATTTTCCGACTCTTCGTTTGCAAAAGCTTGGCACCATTGCGTGTCAGCGTATTCATAAGTTTTTGTGTCTCTAAAGTTGCATAGATTGTTTATTCTGATGCCAAGAGTAGACTTTAAGCCAACTTCCACGGCTTGGCACGCTCTGGACGTTGACACCGATCCCTGTGCGTAGCGCAAAAGGTGGCCGCCTGTCGTAGCTTTCTCCCGTACGCCTGAATCACCGCCTGCATCTTGGAGCCTCGACGAGGAGAAATTCTTAATGGACCCAGATTTGACAACAGTAAAATTGGCGACAACAGATTGACCCCCGCTGCCGTTTAAGTCGGCTTGCGATACGAACTCCGCTGAGGTGCGGTCTGTGCAAACACATAAAGCCGACCCGATCTTATACAACTCGCCTTCCACCAATCGATCATCCCACGTCTTTTGCAGCGAAGCAACAGCTGACGCTACATCTTTCGCCTCTGCGTCATCATCATCAGAGCTCCCGTAGGTGCTGAAAACCGTTCCCCAGTCACTTCCGCTGTAAAGCCTGTATTTAACCGTATCCCCAACGACAACCGCAGTCGTAATTCCAGGGCTTGCCCCTGGGGTGGAATTAATTTGATAGACGCCACTAAATGTTGAAAAATTGGCTCGATATTTATCCCGTTTGTTCATCTTTGGCGCGTCTACTGGACAATCAACAGTAACTTCATCTCCACCGCTGCCAGGGCCTGTTCGGCTTCTTACGCCTGGACTAATTACCGGGTTGACTTTATACATCAAATCGTTGCCAATCGGTGCATAAACGCCAAAAGCCGTCTGCGCACTTGGCCGGTTGGATGAACAAAAATCTGTTCGCTCTGCTCCGTTCCAGTACACCCTAAAAACATCTGAACTAATAGAGCTGCCGTCATCATTGGCATTTGAACAGCCTGCTACTCTGTCAGCCCCAGCGATTCGGCCTCCATCTTTGCTGAGATAGAGCGTCACCCGTGAGGCTGCTTCAGTAGCAGCGGGGGTGTCAAAAATATAGCCTTGTAACGTGCTACTGCCAATCGCGAAGCCATTTGAGTCAACGCTGCTGATGGTGCCTTCGCCGAGTAAAAATACAGCGCGTATCATCTGGCCTCCGCCAAGGCTCAGAACTTGGTTCCAAAGCATTGGCATATTGATACGAATGCCGCCGTAAGTTGTGCCAGATATGGTTTCTTTACGAGCGTAAATAATGGGAATAATGCTGCCTATGGTTGCAATATCTTGCTGCGAATCAAACCCATATCTAGGCGCAAACCGACTGTTTCGCAGGACTGTGCTGCCTTCCTCTTGGCGCTGCGTTGGTTGGCCTTGTTCACCTGGGGCTTTTGGTGCGGAAGGCTTTAACAGCAACGAAACCGCAATCGAACCTAGTCCGATTACAAGGTTGACGATTGCAATAACTGTTGCGACTTCTGCAGTTACAGCAGGTCGCGGTCCTTCCGCTGCGCGTTTCCGTGCCTCAATATGGAAGTGCCGATACTGCGCCTCTGTGAGCCCAAGAATTTCAGCGATATAACGATCAGATGGCAGCATTATTTGAACCTCCGGTATTCCATTTTTTTACACCGTTCCACCGGGATCCATCGCACGCCTTTCCGTCTGTTGACATGCAGAAGCCCTCCATCCACGACAACGCCAATACCAATATGATCCGTAGCTCGAAACATCGTCACGGCGTATTCTTCCGCTGCGCCTAACGACATTGTAAGCCCTCGATACAGCATCGCTAACGATTCATAATCACCGCGTTCCGCCATGCTCAACCACTCCGCATCCAGCGCAGGGTGTGGAACGCCTGCAGCATCTAAAACGTGCCAGGTCATGATCAAGCAGTCTGCGCCTTTGCCGTCATGGGGATCCGCCCGAAACTCATGGGGAAGGCCAATCCAGCGGTACCACATCAGCCGATAACCAATGATCCGCTGGTTGGTAATGCGCCAACCAGTTCTGTGCTCAATGTACGCCGAGGTATCTGCGCCTTCACTGCATCAAGCGGTGATGTCAATCGCATGGTAATCGTTGTTGTGTCCATTTCGTAGGATGCGATGCGCCAGATCTCTGTTGAGATAAGCGCCTCATCTGCAAGCGTTAGTGGGTCGAGGCTGACGGTCTTGATTTCCAGTATGTAACGGCTCTGCACTGCCTCTGCAAACAAATTTACAGAGATCGCATCCGTACCAGCGACCAAGGCAGCACTGGAGCGTTCACCGCCGCGAGCACCTCCGCCAGATGAAACAGCAAACGGCGCAAAGCTGTACGTCACACCGCTATAAGTGCGTTGCTGATTGACGCTGAAATTTTGATATGGCGTGCCGGTATAAACATCAGCCTGCGTCTTGAAGCGAACGTAATT